TCAGGTAAACAGCCGTCGCTCGCTGACTTCTTATTACTGATTCTACCATTACCCCCGCTTGAACGGACGGGTTGATAAACATCACTTGCAACTTGCCGGAAATCGTTACTGCTACTAAATTAATTGGCTGAACTATCTGTCCTACAATGTAGGCGTTCGACTCAATTTTCTGATTGCCCCCGCTTTCGAAGGCATTTGCCGCGACCGTGAACAGTAGCATGCAAAAGATAAAACCCAATAGTCTTTTCATAAATGCTTTGTTTTGTTAATACTAATTTTTAAAAACTCAATAGGACTTACTAATACTTGGAAATGTTAAACCAGTTTCTTCATTGTTGAAGTAGGCTGGAACTTAATAGTTTTTGATTCCGGAATTTCCAGCGCTGCTCCTGTTAAAGGATTACGTCCTGTCCGTGCTGGATTTGTTTTTTGTTTAAAGATACCCAAACCAGGAAGGTTAACTGAATCACCACCGTCCCGAACTTCAGACGTAATAATTTCTGGCATTGCGTCAACCATTTTTTCTACGTCACCTTTACTCAAACCAGTTTTAGCTGCGATAGCTACTACAAAATCATACTTTTTCATTCTTTTCAATTTTTAAAATTTAACAATTACATTTTAATTATATTGAACCCCGACTCTTCAAGTTTAGAAAGCAAGGATTCATACTTCATATCTCTTAACTCTGGGGTAGAATACCAAACAGAAATATCAACTCTTTTCACAAACGACGAGGGCAAAACTCCCTTGTTTATTGTTATACCGTATTCCCAATGAGCTGACGGTTTCTCAACAAAACGAATATCAATGTCTATGGATTGTATGTCGAAAATATTGATAACAACTCCCGTTTCCAATGCTAACATTGATTTCTTGTAACGGTCTCCTTCCTCATCTTCTTCCTCGTCTTCTTCATCCAAGAAAGTTTTGACTTTGTCGCCCTTAACTTCCTTCCAATTCTTGCTTTCGAATAACGGCTTTCCGCCTTCTTCGGGTATATTGCTATTCTTTACATTCATATTCTTTTCCTTCTAATCTAGCTTTTAAAATTTGCTCTATGCGTGCCCGTCCTCGGTCTTTTACGGCTTGAATGGTTAGTAGTTGCGACGGCGATTCATTGATCCGATACGCCCCGTATTTCCATGTTTCCAGATAACCAGCATTTGTTAAATACCCCCGATAAGTGTCAACGGTTGTCAACCCCTTGTCAGAGTCGTTGAACGCAATACCTCTATTCCGGACATTGTTCAAAAGATGCTGTCGGGTTATGATATTCCCTGCCCCGACGGAGCGTATGTGCTCTATAACTGTTAACCATAATGTTTCCCCGCCTTTCATCTACCCAATTGTATTTTACGTTGTACTTTGATGAACGACATAGCAGCTCCCCAAGCTTGGTCCGATATTAGTTGCACGCTATTTCCCAAAGCCCATACGTGAGTTGTTATTTCTGAAGTGCAATCTTGAATTGCGTATCTAACTTGACGCTTTACAAGTTGCACTTCTATCGTAAAATTATAATCGTTAATTCGTATTACCAAATATTTTAGATTATCTTTATTGTAACCGCCGTTGATTGGGTGATCGTACACTTTCCCTGTGACAAAATGAACTCCCCAAACATCATCTATTGAACGAATATGCCTGCATAATTCATCATTAACATCTTTGGTAGGAACTAATGCCACGAAGTTAGGATCCGGCAACCAGTCAGAAATACCTTTGAACATATAATTTGGAATTATAACCTTGCCGTGGGTAAAGAGCTGGTCTTTTAAACGGTTGCGTTCTTTGTCAACTTGCAAAGCATGGTTAGCAGAAGCTGACATATCTACCCCCCTTTGTATTGCTATTGCTTCTGATTCTTCAAATTTTGAAACTAATAAATGTATCAACTTGCTTTGGTTAACAAGTATCTGGTCTGAGGCTTTTATTTCATGCCGGAGTATCCAGCTGGCCAATTGATTTACGATTTTCATTTACGGTTTTATTTATGATTTCTATTTGTACATTGCTAAGAGAACGACTTGCCGGATGAGGCACGAATATCATCGGTCGGTTTAAAGCGGTTATTGTATCAAGATACCTGTTAACAGTTTCCTTTGCTTGATTACCGCAAACTAATATCATATCAAACTTGCCTAGCTTCAAGATAACCTTTTCAAAATGTTCATAGTTCGGTTTTGGCTTGCCTTTTGCAGTGATTGTCATTTCGTTTGTGGTGTTGCAAAAGAAAGCTTGATTATCTTCGCCTATCATTTTCTGAATTGTCCTTGCGCTCTTGTTGTGAGGGTTTGGGATAAATACCGTTGGCAAGTCTCTATCTCCCCAAGCGTTCTGAAGTATGCAAATTATTTTCATATCTGGTTAGTTTTATTTTACAAGAAACATTCAGCAGAGTCGAGGGTTTTCTTTGTTCCTTAGCGCGCTCCCCATTTCGAACCTACGACGCAGTAAAAGTGCGACATTGGTTCTGTTATCTTGCAAACTCCTCTGCTGAATGTTTAATATCTTTCTGTCGGTATGAATAACGTTGGGGAGTCGGGGAAGGTATTTCATCAACGAAAGATACAAGTTTCCTCTGGACTCCTTCAAAATCTTCCAATCTTCTATTCTTTGTTTCTCTCCTCTCGTATACGCAGGCTCGCTTCGCTCGCTTTAACCCCCTTTAAATCCCCCTTGCTCCAATGCCATCTATCAAACAATTTTAAGCTGTTGTCAAAAGCATACGAACCTTGGTTTTGCATTAAGAATGATATCAATGTTTCATCCCTTGGATTGTTCGGCTTCAACGTTAAAGAAGTGCTTTCTCCAAAACAAACAACTTTCAGCGGCGAATTTTGTACTCTGAAAAATCCAGCTGATGTTGGCTTCAATTGAACTATTTTACCGCCCCTTTTAACAGGCATATCTTTGAATGCTATATCGCAATGGTTCACAATATCGGGGAATATGACAGGGAAGGTGAAACCAACGGTCTCAAAAACAATGTATTTCATATTGTATGCTTGCTAAATGATTATTAATACAGGTTGATACATTTTACCGCATTCGGGATTAAAATTGCTTACCATCGTTAGGTTCGCCTTGGGATTGCGCTCTTAGAGCGGTTATAATATACATCTTCCCGTCAGATTCATTCTTTTCAACTTTTATATTATTAACCCTGAAAAGTGTATCTATGGATATGTCAAAGTTAGAATCCCAAAGCTTTTGATTATACATAATGTAAAACGTATGTTCATACCCGCGTGACTTACTCATAGAGCGGGTGAACGTAACATTTTTCATATGCGTCGGAAGTATGCTTTTAATCTTGTTCTTGATCTTTTCAAACTCTTCATAACTCAAAGTATTGAAGTCTGCATTCCGGAGAGCGTTAACCGCTTTAACAAAGCCAGTGGCATTAAATGTATTGCTTTTCATTATCGTTTTAATATGTTTTTAATAAATTTGGCTAACTTGCTAGCTGGGTAGTTTAGTAGATACAATCCCAACATTGAGCCGAACAATATAAAGCCGTATAATAATACGGTCAAAGTTTCTTTTTTCATGCTTTATAATGTATTTTGTAAGTTCCATAATCTTTGGTGACCAATAGACCGTATGTTTCTTCAGGAGTCCAAAAGTAAGCGGCGGTGGGAGTTACGTTAGACATTATCCAACCAGATCCCTTGTACTCGCTGTTTAGAGATGCATTTCTCTTTTCCATACGATAAAAATTACTAATTCTGAACTCTTTCAAAATAGCAAATGCGACTCCTATTTCTTCTTCTTTGATTTGCGCAAAAACAGATTCAAAATCTGACTTGAACTCTTTATATTCAAAGCGGCTGGTTTGCGGTTCGTTATTCGTGTTTCTTCTTTTTATCCCAATGTCAACTTTTTGGAATTGTTGATTTTGGGTAGTTCCTAAAATAGTATATCCCATTTCATTGCAAATAGTTCTGACTCCTTCCGCTTGTTTGTCTAATCCTATTACATCTACCGAAATAAAACACCAAACGTATTTGGCTAAAAATTCTTCTTTTGTCATTTGTATAAGTCTATTACCATTGTTCTATGGTCGTTAATACCTTTGTTATCTGTGTTAGGGTGGTACGTTGGGTCTATTGATACTACTACAACCCTCTTGCATTTATACGGAAGTTTGATTTGCTTCCAATTCCCATTCAAAACATAATTAATATGTAAATCAAACACCTCGTGTTTGACAAGTTTGCCGCTGTGATAAACATATTCATTTTCACCTCGGCTGTGAAGCGGAACGACTATTCTTTTTACACGCTCAACTGAAAGTGAAAGATTCACTTCAAACTCCAATCCTGCAAATCTAATTGTTTTCATTATTTCTTGTAGTGAATTGATTCAATAAAAAATATGTCTAAATCTTCCACCTTATAAAGCGGATGTCCTTCTATCCAAATTTTCTTTACTTCATCGTGCAACAACGTTGGTGTTGATAATTTATCAATGTCCCTTGGCAGCTCTATTTCAATTTGTACGTTACCTTGAAAGAATATTTTTTGTTGCACTCTGAAATTCATTAATACTTTCTCCATTACCGTTTCTTTTTACGCTCTTGTTTACGGCGATCTCGCCTTGATTCTTTACCACTTTTATAATTCAGACAATTAAAATTGCTTATAACCAATGATTCTCTTTCGATTAATCTTTCACATTTTTCTCGTATAGTTGCTTCCTCACGCGGTAACAATATTTGTTCTCCTTCGACAATGATTACATGATGAGTCTCATGAACTCTAGCTAACAACTCGGCTCTTGCCATTAAATCGGCGGAGCGACATCCAATAAGAACAATTCGTTTGCCATCAGTTATTTTCATCGTTTTTGTTTTTGCTGTACTTAATGTTATGAATTGCTGCAAACGATAATAGAGCTACGTAAAACAATACCGCCACTGTAATAGGTATGTAATTTTCTTCCATGATTAATTTTGACAAACGTAAAAAGCCATGTACTTGTACACCCATTGTTCAGGACAATTATTTACCGCTAATGCGTAATAATAAAATGGAGCGTGTGGGTTGAATCCTTTCACCATGATTACTCCATTGAAGAGGTTAATGACTCTTCAACTTCCTCCAAAGAGGACTCAACTGACTCAATAGCTTGAAATGCCACATCGAGATTTTCAACGGCTTGTTCTGAAGTTGAATAACGCTCCGAGCCTTGTAGGTTTTCCGGCACATTATCATAGTACTCTTGTTCTTCGTCTTTGATTCCTTCAACCATAGACTTAAACTCTTCAATTCTTTCCTTAATTCCAGTCAGCTCCTCAAGAGCTTTTTCGATTTGTTTTCTGCGAGTTTTATTCATGACTTTGTTATTTAATTGATTCTTGTAAAATTGCTATTGTATCTTCTATTTTGTGAACGGCAGAATAAAGTTTTTGGTTTACCGCTTTTTGCGCCATCGTAACTTCGTTATGTTTGTTACCGTTCAATGCTATCTTTACTTTTGTATCAACCTTTTCAACCGCCATAATGCGGTATATTATTATAGATGAATCTGACAACCTCTTAATTTCAGCTTCTATTGCCTTCTTGCTTCTTTCTAACATATAATTTTGTATTTCCCGTATAACTTATCTTCCAAAATTTCTTGGCTTTCTTTGTTAAGTGACGGAATTGTAGTTACTCCATTATTAATAACTTTGGAGAAACAATAACAATGCGCTGATACAATTTTGTACACCGTATGCAGCATAGAGCCGTCCTCTTGCTTTATAACGCGCAACCCGCAAACCTCGAAGTTTCCCATCTTTAAATGGCCACCGCTGGCAGTGTCTGTTAGTGTCAGCGGCTTGTTTAAACGGAGTAACCCGTATGTTGGTTTATTCACCTTATTTGGTCTTGATTAATTATTAATACGTTACCGACGATTATGTCGGCGAGTCCAGCCTTTTGAGCTATCATAGTCGCTTCTACGTTTTCGTCCAACCAGTTTACCTTACCTTCCTCGTTTAACACCATAATCTTTTGCTCCGGCAGGTAAACCACTTCTATGTAACCTTCAACGAATTTCTGAAGTTCTTCCAATGTGAAGTAACTTACATTTTGTGGTTCAACTTCGACGGAAGTACCGTCTACTCGTATATGCCTTGCCATATTACTTGTAGATTTTATTGTGTTGGTCTTGATAATACTGACATTCCAATTTGTCTTTGGTCAAATTAACAGCGAAAGGAGCGGAGTAGTTTGAACTGGCCAATACAAGATAGCGCATACCGTCTACGGTTACAACCTTTCCTTCAACCGATTGTATGTAATTGTAGGACTTCCCCTCTTTGGGAGTGAACGCCGTTATCGCTAACAACGCAACAAAGATAATTATCTTTTTCATTATTTCTTGAATTTAATAACGCCGCGTAACAAACACTCAACTAACTGTTCAGCGGTTTCGAACAATTGCGTGTTCCTGATATTCTTTTCAATTTGCCCGCCGCCTTTATTTATATGGTGCCAATACTCAATATGATCTTCGTCGTCTTCTTCTTTGTAAACCCCGCTTATTTCCACTTCTTGGATAGACCGTAATTGGGGGTTCAGCCAAAAGCACCTTTGGTCAATATCAAAGTGAGTCCGGCGGGTAACTTTTGGAGCGATTTCGGCTTTTAGTTTCTGTGGCCTGTTCATCTCTTTGGCCACTTCAGACACAACGGCTTTGTCTTTTACAAATTTCTTTGGTTCTTCTTGTTGCCCGTATAAAGGCAAAACTTTAACCTTATTGTACTTTTCAGATATGAGACTTTTGAAAACAATTGCTTCTTGGGCCAATGTATCATAATCTGGAATAACATCCCCTGACGCACGATAACGAAGACCGCTTTTGTTCCCCTCGGTCATGAAAAGTTTATTGGTCTTCAATACCTGATTTATGGGAGCGCCCCAATTATGGTCTAACCCGCATTTGATATACATTGGAGTGATAGGGTGATCCTTTACATCAATCCAACGATTATTACTTAATTCAAAAATCATGGCGAAGAACTTCTTCAAGCTTTCAGTTTTGTCAATTTTAGTTCCCATGTCAATTGTTGTTATTTGGTTATTGTTTGATTTGTTGTTATTAATAACTTTGGGGCAATTAGTTTTGGGTTTCTTTACAAACTCTTTTATTTTCCCCAAACCGTTTATTTGGTCAATCAATATTTGGCGCGCTAAGAATATACGGCTTTTTATGGTTCCAATTGGCAGTTCTAGTTGCTCGGCAATCTCTTCGTATTTGAAGCCTGATACTGACATATCGAATGGGATACGCAACGTTTCTCTTAACCCGTCTACGAACTTCCGTATATCTTTGTATTTTAGCTCTTCGTCCGCGTTATCGGTGTTGCTTACTACAGTATTTGTCGCAGTTTCGTAATCGCCTTCTTTTATTACCAACTTCTTTCGGTACTCGTTGACAAAGGTATTCTTCAAAATTATATGACCCCAAGCGTTCATATTTGTCCCAGCTTCAAATTTATCCCTATTGCGTAACATAAGCAATATCGTATTGCTTACCAAATCTTCAGCGGCGAATATATCTCCAAAATAATATATCTTTGCTTTTGCTAAAAGCTTTACGCGTAAATCAACAACACCTTGCTCAAACTCGTCTACTGGCATTTTAAATCTCTCCTAATTTGAACCCTTCTGGGAATAACAATACATCGCCAAACACTTCGACTCCCCAAATATGGTTTTCTTCGAGTATTGTCTTAGCTACTTGATTATCATCAAACCCGTTGTCTTCGTTATTTATTACCATAACTCGGTCGTCTTGTAATCTAAGCAACTTGAAAGGTGCCCCGACGTACTCGTTTAATGATTGGTCAACATTATCGGGATGTACTTCTACTTTTGATATTGCTCCTTTAATGTCTGTCGCCTTAATCAAAAGCACAGCCGTTTCAATTTGTTTAGGTTTTGGATTTAAATACTTAACGTATTCCTCCAATGTCCTAACTTTTGAGCTTTGTTGGCTTTCAACCATAAACTTCCAACCTTCACCGCTGAAACGTAACCGCGCTATTTCGGCAAATAATTCAATAAGTTCTTGTTGTGACTCAAACCCGTTTACGTCAGCTCCCGCGTCATAATAATCCCAACGTTGGGGATCTGAATCGATCTCTTCTTGGGTAAGGATATGCAATAGCTCAAAACGGTATGAGCTTTGGCACAACGGGTATTCTTTTTCGCTACAACTGGAACAAACGTCTTTTTCATCGTCAACAACACATTCAACTCCGTCCACTTCAACTTTACCGTACCAATGCATTGCGTTCATGCTTGTGCCTCTCCAAGTTGTTATTTTCAGCAAGACTTCGCGTTCAATGCCTTCAGCTTTACGTTTGTGAAGTCTAGTTGTGTGCATTTTACACCCTCGGTCTTCTACGTGCAATCCTATTCCGGAAGTAATGTCAAATACAGCGGGATATACGGCGCGGTCTCTACAATGCTTTAAAGCATCTTCTAATGTAAGTGGTTCCATATTAGTATTTTGGTATTTTAAAGAATTGACTTATTTGAGGAGCGCAATCTACTTTGCTCCTGTCGAAATTATTCAAGAACCTTTGAATTTCACGTATGTCTCTTTCGCCAAGGTCAACGAACTTTATGTAATCGGCTTTTTGACCTTGTATTGATATTACCGCCCAACTCGGTGAGTACTGATGAACATCTACACTGACATCAATATTGCCTAATAAGTTCTTGATACGCTTTTCTTGACTTTCTTAGTTTTCCCTTTGGTCTTTAAAATCGCGGGTCTGTTTTGATAGCGCGGATATTTCTTCGCTGAATATCCAAGAAAACAATTTCTTTAGTAATTTTCTAATGAGCTTTTTCATTTTACATTGTTTTTATCAAATGTTAATCTCCCCGCGTAATTCGCTTGCAAGTATTTGAACATATTTTGGAAGTTTTCTTCGTAATGCCCCAAATAATAAGTTTCCTTTATATCGGCGAGCTTATCTCTTTCCATCACTCGAGCACGCGCCGTTTCAACGTCAACCTCAAATATGCGAAAAGTGTAATGGAATTTACCTTCTACCAAAGACAACATATATTCCAAATCTTTTACTTTGATGTTTGTACTGTCTATAACTATGCTCTTCCCCTTTAGCCAACAACTTATCACCAAACTCGCTATCGTTTCAGATACCATGTGTTCCAAATCATCAATATCTTCGCGGTCCCAGTACCCCGAAGCTGAATTAGTGCACACCAAACATTTACGTATTGAATCCTTATTTATACGAACAAAGTTTTTGTGCGCCACAACAAATTTTTCAGCGAAGGTAGATTTACCCGACCCGCTATTGCCTACGAGAATGATTGCTTCTTGCATAGCTATTGCTTTTTGTTATTTGGCGAAGTATTGTTGAGTTGTTTGATTATTTCTTCAGAAACTTCATCTGAAACTGTCAACCATTCATTAGGCACGTTAACCTCAGACCAATGCGATATTTCAACGTTGCCTGTTATGCCTTGAATATTTACAATGTCATTCAACCGATTACGCCTACTTATAGAAGCAAAGCGAGGTTCAAATTTTTTGTCGCCTGTAAACTTAAACATGACCAATATGTCGTTAGACTCACGATCATTCTTCATACCTACCAAATCAACTATCTTTGAGAGGTCTGTGTCTTTATCAAATTTCTTCCAAATTATCATATTAACAAATTATTTCAAACATTAAATGAAGGACGTGACTTTCAACATATACTGTATTACCATCGCCCCATAAGGTAATACCCGATTCGTTTGACACCGCATGACAAGTCAGGTTTGCTTTATTAACGTTGACTCCTTTTAGAGCCTTTATTTTTGGTTCGCTTCTTTCATTCAATTTAGCAATAATGCCGTTTATAATCTCTTCCATAATGTATTTCTCTTGGTCTGTTAATATTGGTTTGTCAATCTCATTTAATAGTTCTGGGTGCTCTCTGAAGAACTTCACTACTGCGCTCCATTCCTTTTTGTCAATTACAACATAAGTATCAGGAACCCCCAACCTGCCTTGTATTGACAAGCGGGGATTTAGAAAGTTTATGCCTATTATCTTTTTCATGATGTAGATTGTTATTCAGCATCAACGTACTCCAACATTATTTGAAGAGCTTCATCGTACGACCCCGCGTTTAATACCCGTTGTTTGAACTCGTGAACTTTATCACCTTGTCCAACTCCTTTGAGCCCTTGTATGCAAATAGCCATTAGGTTGTAAACATTGCTGTCTGCCCCAACTAATTTAACGTTGGGTTTGGTTATGGTCGGTTCAGGTGTTATGGTTTTGTTTTTCAAAGCCCGTATTAATGTTGACAGCCCGTCCAAATGCATTGCCTTCATTTTCTTCCAATCTAATGTGAGTCCCATAGATTCCTCTATTCCTTTCAGTTCGTCATACGCTTTTGCGTAATCTTGTTTCGTTGCGTAAATTGAATACTTTCCCATGGTTACAAGTTTTTTAAATCGTTGTTAAGTTTATTCTTCAATTCAGTTCTGGTGACTTTATTCATTGATGTCCGGAACCTGCGTTTTTGTTTTGTGCTACGCAAGCAACCGTGCTTTCCGCCTACGTTGCTGGTCTTAGTTGCGTTCATGCAGTTTGCTACTACATCGCCTTCATCTCTGTCTCTCAATCTGCCATATGTTTTCATGGTTATAAGTTTTTATGTAAATTTCTTGTTGAAAATACGTTTTTCTTGGTCTTAACTGTTTTGACGAATTGTACTCCCGTATGTTCTGGGTGTGCAGCTTGCCACTTTTCAGCGGCTTCCGTCGCTTGTATCTTACTGCCCTCAAAATTGAGTGTGCGAGCCGAAGCCCCGCTGCCTATTATAAATTGATGCTTGCTCATGCCTTATGACATTTTTAAGAATCCTGATACACATATGATAACTAAAACAACTATCACGATGAAAATCGAGATACGGTATAAATCTGAACTGCTGAATATTACTTTCATGACTATTTGGTTTTGTTGTAAGTTTATGCTAATTCGTAACTATCACTGTAACGACGACATTCGTCGGCTGACATATTCAAAGCCTTTACCAAAGCAGCTCCTGTTTTAGGTTCGCGGGGAATTTTGTTATTCCAAGAATGTCCGCATTCCAAACTGTAGCCAAATATGCCATGTATCATTTCGTCCATAGTGCCTTCGAAAGTTGTATCGCGGCCATTGTGATGTTTGATGACTTTATAAGTCTTGGGAGTTTTTTGTATTGCCATAATGTTGTTTGATTTGTTGTTATTAAATAAGTATGGGTAAAACTATATAAAAAAGAAATACCAACCTAATGTTTTCTTGATTATTTTTAGTTTTACCCAATTATTTAACGTTTGCCCAATGTTTCGTTGGTCACCAAAAGCCTTTCGTGCTGATACTGTCGTTCCAAATGCGATAATATAGTTTACCGTCTATTTCAAATGTGCCCTTGTAAACTACCTTTAAATCACCGCTCATGATTCCAACATATCCAGGACGGTCGTTTTCAAACCCGCTCTTCAATGTTTCCTTTTTGACGGTTTCCCACTTCATGGATTACGGTCAAGTCCTTTTTGTCTACACATTTTTGTTTGTAGTAATCCCATACTATCTGCCCGCTAACAGCTCCTGCTAGAGCAACCAGAACTACTCTACCGTGCATCTTTGGGTCAGCGCAGTCGGCTGCAGTACCGTCAGCCCAACCTTGTTCTTCTTCGCTGATAGGTAGTGGACGCCATTCTTTGCGTGCCCCTTTGCTGATGAGCTTGTTAAAATCTTGTTGGCTTTTGGTGTATTTCAAATCGCCGTAATATTTGAGCGTCGTGCCATTTATTTCGATGTAGTAAAAGTACTCGCTTTTAGCCGTATCAAAATCTCCAGCTTTATTGATGCTTGTTGTGATTTCTGTGATAACCGTGTTATCTGTGTCATGCATTTGGAGTTTCATAATGTTGTATTTATTTGGGTTTATATTATTAAGCAGGAAATTCGTCGTAAGTTTGTTGCCATAATTCAAGGTACAATTCGTCCAAATCATAATCTTCAGAACGGTCTTGGGCCAGTTCGTTCATGATATCAGCCACTTTAGCTTCGTCTGACAGAAAGTCGTTTACTTCATCTTCCTTCATGGGCTTGAATTTCAGCAGCCCGTTTAATGCTATTGTTGAAAGTTTGATTTTACACATGATGGTAAATTTATGGGGTGATTAAATACAGTTAGTTAGTGTCAAAAATGAATGCATTTCAGCGTCGTCCGTATTTACATTATTAACGCCTATTACTCCGCTTTCTGCGAAAATTGTAGCCACTTTGGTGATGTGGGTATTTTTAAACTCGGTAGTACCCGCGCCCGCTTTCCAAACCTTTACTAAATTTTCCGCTTTTATTACTGTTACGCTAGTTCCGTTTAATGTATATTTGCAAGAATATTTGTCTGCGTAAGTGACTTTTACTTCTAATTTAATTCTGATAGTTGCCATAATATTGAGGTGTTATTTATTAGTTATGGGTAAAACTACTAATAAAACAAACACGAACCTAATATTTCAGCATTTATTTTTGGGTTGAACCAAAGATTTAACGTTTGCCCAATGTTTTATTGGTCATTTTAATACTTTTTAAATCTCTGGGCACAAAAAAAGAGGCAAACCGTTTCGCAACGCCCTACCTCTTATAAATTAATGCGAGCCGTAATTCACCAACCCGCTTTTAAAACCAAATGAAATTAAACAATAACATATAGAGTTTGCTCCCCATACGGGCATCGAACCCGCTCAATCCTTACATTGGACTGCCGATATGCTTTACACGAGATGCACCCCGCAGCTTGTTTATCTGGTCCCAGATTATGCACCCATACACCAATGGGGAGTTTCATTGACGGATAATTTCGCTTTAATATACCGTCATCAAGCATTTCAAAAGCACATGTGTCAAATACCTAATACTTACACAAAGCATTATACTCACTAACAAAAACAAACCACCGTTCTCATTATGCCTTTGCAGTTATCCAATTTGCTCCACATGCGCTGATATCTTAAATTTCTTTGTTTGACAACATCTTGTTAAACTCAGCAGCTTGTTCTGTTATGGAGGCAAGCTCTTCCGGAGTAGTATCTTGAGCTTTGATAAGTTCGAACGTTACGTCGTTTAATACGCGGCTCGTACAAAATACTACGTTGTATTGCTTTTTTAATTCTTCTGTCACTCGACTGCTCGCCATAGAAGCACATTGCGCCATAGACATTGTATCTGGTGTGTAGACTACCAATATATCTTTTGGCTTAGCTTCCAACGCGTCTTGCAGTTCGTTTACGCGATTCACTAACTTATTTATTTTATTCTCCATCAGCAGAATCAAACGTTCGCCTGAAGCTACTTCTAATTTTTCAATCTTGTCCATTTTAGCACTTTTTTAGATTTTTAGCTTCTTGATACGTGTGACTTTTTTGATATAAAGTCTCCAACTCAAATTTACCGAGTATGTTTCTTGAATCAATATTTATGACTTTGTACGGTTCGTCGCGATATCGAATCGGGTTGCCTAATAAGTCCCATTGACAAGCGATCAATGCTTCATCTCCGACGGCTATGTCTTCTTTATCCATTGACAACTTCAAATAGTTTATCACCGCAACTATGTCATTAACCTTATGGACGATCTCATTAACTTTGCCCTGAATATCATCAGGACATAAACAACCTTCTTGAATGTTCATTTCTTCAATTTTGTCCATATTACCGCTTATTAGCTTTCTCCACAAATTCGAAGCTCACCGTCTTACCGTTACTGAGTGTGTACGTACTTGTCAATAAACTGTAATCGAGCACGACTGCAGCTTCCCCGCGTACTACTACGCACGTACCAATTTGTTCTTTAGCTTTGCTGTTCATCTCGGCTAATTTCCAAAGACCCAAATTAACCACTACGATTAATACAACTAGCCAAATACCTGTGATGATAACGATTTTTCTTTTCATACTATCTATTTTGTTAATACTGTTTTCTGCCAATCTGGATTATAATCTAAACTCATACTATTTCTTTTTAAATTGGAATATGCGCTTTTCAAAGTTGTAAGTTGCCCCGAGGAGTTGTTTCTTTTTCATGTCAAGTTATTTATAGTTCCAAAACCCAGCACAAAGAGCCGTCCATTTTACGACCTTTGACAAATGTAACCGTAACATTTTGCTCTACCAGCTGTTCCAAAGTAAGTTCCGGATCGCCAATTCTTGGTTGCTCTGCAGTTCCTAACATTACCATAACCCAAGGAATGTCTTTTGAATTGGGGTCGGGCAAGCGACTATACGCGCCCTTTATTTTATCTAATAGATTCATACTATCTGTCGTTTAAAGTAAACTTCTATGTAAAATTTCCCATGATAAGCGTGAATAAGCTCCCAACCCTCATCGCTTAATTTTTTCAATTCATCCAAATCCATCATATCCCAACGATGTTTTTGAAATTCAAACTTGGGAAGTTCGGTTGTCAAATTTTGACATTCTTGCTCCAATGACCATAATACAAGATCAGCTGCATCTCTAGTAGCTCTACTCCCGCTTTCGGCGTGGAATATTTCAAACGGGCTTTCGCATTCAACTGTCCAGCCGTTATCTATTAACAATCTTTCGTCTTTGTCTGTCATACTATTTGTTGTTTTATTTTGTTGCAAAATTATCGTCTTTCCGATACGCCAACCATACTGCGTAATTCTGAGGTCTTTCACTCATGGGTCGCATTTCCGGATTTCTTTTTAGTTTAAGCAAAACATAAAATTCCAATCCCCGTACTTAATTCCTTGGTAAATTGTCAATCTTTCTATCTTGAAAGGATATATGGAATCGTTGCGGATAAATTGCATATTATTTATTCTTTTTGAGCACCGCTCCTGTGAAATAATCCTTTTTGGTTTTCTGAGTTGTAATAACTTTGGTCTGCGATTTTAGTAGTTCGTCGTGCTGTCTACCCTGCCCTCTAGCAATTGGAGTTTCGTCAGCGGTAGTTTCCCTCCTCTTTAATTGTTCCTCTGCAGCAAAGGCAGCAGCGCGCTTTTCCAACTCAACCTTTTGGGCTTGTATCTTGGCTAGGAATATGTTTCTTATGCTTTCGCCCTTTTCTTTTTCAACGTCGGTTACGTCTTCCGCCTCAATATCCTCAATGTCGTCTTTAGCATTCTTTTGTATTACATTGAAGTCATAATTCTCTTGGCTTGGGTAACTCATTTCCGCTTCTGGGTCAAAGTCCCCACTCACATTTACAAACTTAGCATAATAGCTATTGTGCAACCCCGCTACTAATTTCTTCAAGTCCCAATTCATACGAGCTGCAACGCGCCCCAATATGATTTCTTTCAAGTTGATTGTTTTGAGGATTTCCTTTTGGATATGGTTTTGTATTTCAACTTCTATATTAATGTCCAAAACCCCATTGATGTTTAATATGTCCCCCTCTGACTCTTTCCTGATTTGCTCCAATACCCGTAACATTGCATTGAAAGCATCCATTGTATTGAGGCTTGTGTATCTCGTTCTCATTTGGGAATACATCCAAGCCAATTCGTCCAGCCTTGGGCGCTTATTGTACAACCTGACATCTACCACTTTGTTCCGGAACTCTTCCCGTTGCCGCTCAATATTGACTATATTCTTTTTCAGCACCCGCCTTACATCTCCCTCGTCCATAGCAATCCCATTATCCTCCCCCATAATACGAACTACTTCCGGAACCGTAAACATCTTACCCAATAGCTCTGTTACATCATCCTCAAACGGGATACTAGCTATACGGTTTTTCTTATCCATTCCAGCGTACCGTCCTTTCCGATTATAGGCCATAGCCTTTGCGGTATTTGCTTTGGCATTCAAACTATTCCACTTACTCTTTATCTCCAAAAGGTATTCCTGTTCTTTGGGGCTCAAGTGTTCAATACATTTCTTGAGCCTATGGGGAAGCATAGCTATATTAATATCCTCCCCTGTAGAGACGGGGATATGCGTCTGTGTTAGAACTTTATTTTGTTTATACGCTACCCACTTCAAATACTCCTTGGGATTTGTTACGTCCTCAGGGATATTAATTATTTTTCTTTCATCAAAATCTTCTTCGCTCATTACGTTGCTTTTTATTTCTTTTGACTTTTTATAATTGCTTCACTTTTATTCTTTGCGTTTCTTTTGCGTTTCTTATCATCCTGAAAGCACAAACGGTCTACATATAAAATGCAAACCGTCTCGTCAATCTTTATGTCAGGTTCTACTACTTTAACAACCTTATACCTTCCTGACGACTCCAATGCTTTCTCCACTATCCTTCGCTTTAATAAGCGGGTCAATAGTACCCTACATTTATTCGGTTCGTACCTTACTACTTTTGTCGGATACTTTTCAACCGCTTTTATTATTTCCCTGAGTTCTTTCTCTAATAAGTCCATAACAATATATATACGGCTACCGCCAAAGCCGCTGAAAATACAGACAAAAATACGTTCGTTCTGAATTTACCCCACTTTACTTTTTTCATCAACTGAAATGTCAAAGTGTACACGACCAAATACGCTATAAAGTCCAAAGCCATAAATGCTAATATTTTCATACTGTTTTATTTTTGTCGGCAATAATCATTTTTACTCCCCCACTGACATTCTTCAAATCTCCCAATATAAACGATAGCCCGCGGTCTAAATATTGCTTGCGTTGCTTTAAATCTTTTAATGTCTTTTGGCAATTTTTTATACCTGATTTATAAACTAATCCCGTTTTATCTTGCATTGCTTCATACCATGCTAAACTAGATTTGTAAGTTTCAATGCTTTGACTATTACCCGTTATCAACGCTATTTGAGCTTGTAGTTGAACTGCGCGCTTCTTTGTTAAGATTTTCATACGGGTATCAAATTTATTCCCGCTCTTAATGCACTTAATACTCCAGCTATGTCTAGCACAACCTGCGGCAAAACAAAGAACAATTTCAAAGCGGCTTGCAATAAATCAATCAACACTTTAGACACTGAATCCAACATTGTAAGCAATGTATTCTTCTTTATCTTACTTTCTAATAGAATAGACGCTGGGTTTGGAGCAGCCGTCCCTATAACGGTTGGAACTAATATAGAAGCGACGGTTGTTTGTAACCCCTCTTGAATTTGTTTAACCCCGCTAACCACATTCTTGTACGCTACTTTTATTTCTATTATTTTATCATCCACAAACGAACGCCCTGCGTTATGAAAATAATCTACCAATTCTTTTGTTAACGTATCACGTTGTTCTTTTGTTTTGCACTGTTCGAACATCGGTTTATAATCGGGAATCAGCCCAACCATATTGTTAACGATAGAATCAAAATCTAATCCTGGTAATGTTATCGAACTGTCGGAACTCAAAGCGGTTACTGCCGCTTGCATATCTGCTATTGTTGCCATATTACTTTTGTGTCGCTGATATTATTACTAATTTTTCTACGGGAACATTCATACGCAAAGCAATTTCTTCCAAAGTGAATGTTGATATGCCCGATTCTGTTTGAAAATCTTTTCCCGATTCGTCCAAATAAATATCAAACGTATTATACATTGGTGCTCTTTGTATAAGAGCCGTATATCTACCTTGGTTATCTTCTTTTAGCTCTACATCAAAAACTTCATTGTCTTTATCCCCAAAAGCCAAACTTCCAATAGTTTCGAATATTTTGTAATGTTTCAATACCTTACCCATTGATACGAGAACTAATTTGTCCCCCGCTTTTAATTGCTTAGTCATTGTATTGTGCCTCCAAATTTCTTTTATAAAGTTCTAATTCTTGAGAAATTTTTTCATCTATTGGAGTCGGTGTGTAAACATCAACCCAATTTGCCTTTTCTTTAGGTTCGTTGCAAGCGTACTGCTCCAGTGGCATCTCATATTCGACAACTTCCCAAGGATATTTGTTCATAAAGTTATCAAACACTTCAATCAATACCCGTAATTTTAAAGTGTCTATCAAATTCAAAGAACGATAGCATATTTCAGCCCAATGAGAAATACTCAAAGAATCACGCACTATACCGTTATTCCAATTCTGAGCATAAATGTCCTTGCCGTTTTCATCTACGGATTTCAATAAATAAAAATTTCCCTTTGGAGTTTCCATATTATATTTTTGGTTTTATTATTAGTTTACCTTTTGGATAAGCAGTTGTGCGTTCTAGTCTATTTTTCTCTGATACTAGGAAGGCATACGGTTTATCGTTCATATTTGGTAACGTTGTTTCAATATTCCCTTCTTTTAATACCAATCTCCAACCCTCAACTTTCGGTTTAACGTACTTGGTTTTTGATTCTGTTATGCCATATTTCATATGTAACCCAAACGCCCTCTTTTCTTCATACGTCGGTTCGATTACTGTTCGCTGCCATTCTTCAAGAGCTTCTTCATTTTTTTCGAAAAACCCTTTTGGCATTAAATCTGATTCACACACAACTTTTTCAGGGCAGATAAATTTCTCAAGTGCTTGCTGAACAGTCTCGTCAATTTCCGGAGTACAAATTTCCCCGTCTGAATTAGCCGATCCGAATATTTGGTCATGCCAACGTTCAAGGGCATCTTCATAAGATTCTTCTCCTCCCTCTATTTTCCACCCACTTTCTTCACCTGCATCAAATTTACTCATATAGTCAAACCCGTAATCTTCAGGTCTTGGTTTATTCATAACGTTCTATTTTTGTATAATAACGTTGGATGTAATGTCGTCTAAAAACATACTTCCATTAACATAAATCAAATTCTCACGCGCTCTAGTAATCCCCACATATTTAAGATTTTGCTCTTGTTCAAGTTGCCAAGGTAACGTTGCAAACTTCGACGGGATAAGCTCAGGGCAAAGAAAGAATATTGTATCATTCTCCAAACCTTTTGCTTTATGGATAGTGCTTAGCAATATGCCTTTTACCTCATCTGAAAATATGTCCTCAATCAGCGCTGTCAATTGTTTCACGTTATCAACTTCTCCGCACAAATACCCAATAACTTCTATGCGTTGCATTAACGCTTCCATCTTTGGATGCATTAAAGGGTTTCGGAACCCCCGAGATTCAAGTTTTCTATACAACTTATCTTGTTCAATATCCATCATCCTAAGCAATGCCCCGATGCTCTTAGCACCAGTTTTAGATATAAGAAGCAATATACCTTCACCGATATCTTTACCCCTCACCTTGCTCTTTATTTTGTTCTTCATCAACCAAAGATAAGTTTGTATCAACGGCTTCAAATTACGACAGAGTATCCAATCGCCATATTCTAATTCAGTAAGGCTTCCGTCACGAACCGAACCTTCTTTTGCATTCGGAGCCCAACTTATCTCTGGAACTATTTTTTGAGCTTCTTTAACCACATTTATAGCACAGCGGTATGAAACGGAAAGGGGGAGTTTGATAGCGGCACCGTTTAAAGCCGATAGTTTACTGTAGCTTCCTGCGTCTGCCCCCGCGAAGCCGTAAATTGCTTGACGTTCATCTCCCACCGTTATCAATCTCCCCCTTCTATTTAAACAATTTTTTATAATAGCATGTTGAGCCAATGAGAAGTCTTGGCTTTCATCGCAAAATACATAATCAAATTTACGGAACCTCAATGTTGCGTCAACGGCTGGTTGATATATCATATCCATAAAATCGAATTGGTTCTTATCCTTATTCATTAATTCAAATACTTCTATCGCTACGTTAACTTCAGTTTCGCCAACGTTCAGGTCATACTGTTCACATAATGCAGTTACAACTTCAATGTTACTTTCTACCAAGTTGCAACGCATCAAATCAACAATCTTTGGTATTATATAAAAGTAATACCCCTTCTTGTTTTCACGTATTTCCTCAAATTTTTTAATTACCTTCTCAATCTTAGATATTGCTTTATTTGGGTTCATTTTCACTTTCCCCCCATATCTGGATAATATCATACGCCAACCGTAACTATGCAAGGTCATAATGTCAACATCTTTCCTTTCAGAACGCTCTTTTAATTCGTTTATGATTGAATTATTGAACGCTAAAAATATCGCAGACTTATGTTCAGGAACAAACTTTAACAATTCCAGCAGCACAGTGGTTTTACCCGAACCTGCAACTGCTGAAATGTTTATGTTAGCATCAGTGTCTTGGAATGCCTTATAAATTGTTATTTGATTTTTGCTCGGTGTCATATTAAATTTTCGACGCGGACGACCATTTTACCCATTTAGTATTTTTAGAGAACTGCAACCTCATAACCGCGCTATCCGTAACTATTTGGTTTAAATTTGATAAGAAGTTAGTTAGATTTGGATTAATCGAATTTCTAACCAAAAATGAAGTAATGTCTATACCGTCAGCAACGCAATATTCAACCGATTCTACATTGTTTTGTGTTGATTCTGTAAACTTATGGCATAACAAATAAATGTATTCGTTATTGTTAAGTACTTGCGCTTGCAATACTACATAACCTTCATTTGTTAATCGATTTATCGCTTCAATATTTTTCATAATTCCCCCGTTTCTTTATAATAATTTAATGTCTCTTTTATTTTTTGTAAGCTTCTCGAATATTGATTGCAAGTAACGTCTGCATTTTCTTTAAGAAATTCAGATATCTTTTTATCTTGTAACCTTGAGCGAGTAATTCGCTTATCTATTTCGGTAAAATGGAAGTGATGCATAAGAGCCTCAATTAAGTCAGGTTCTGAGTTGCAGTGTAATTTTGGGTGTGTTGTAGAAATAGCATCTGTCAACTCAACCGATAGGCTTTGACATTCTCGTTGGTAGTATTTGAAGAAGTGTCGAGATATTGATTTATTGTAATAAAAATAAAAGTTATTACCTTTTTAAATATTGTATTTTGATAAGCACTTGTCGAAGATTATGTAACATTCCGATATCAACTCATCACGTTCCGGCATATCTTGCTTACCTGCCCCGTTTAACAGATTTAAGCAATTGCTGATATTCTTCTTAACAATGTCCTTCATCATTTTGAAGACTACGATTTTGAAAGCCTCTTCCCGCTTTTGGCATTCGGTTGTTTTAATAATTCGTATCCAATCATTTACTAACTTAACACGATAATCAAATGTTGCTTTAAAAATAGTATTTTCTAAATTCATTATTTAACCCCCCTTTTCATTTCTTTGATAGCTTGCCCCATTAATCCTTCCTTTCGGTCACGTATCTCTTTGTTGAAATGGTTATGGGTTCGCTTTCTTAAGACTTTTACCTTATCTTCTTTAGACATTGATGCGATAGCCCCAAACTGAATATTTTTGTCTGAGAGAGGCAGGATTTCAGTTATATTTGTCATCCTTTTGCCGCACTTATAACAAAATAATTTCGGCAATGATTCGATACCAACGTACACGAAAACCACTTTCACTTCTTCTACCACATTGCCTAATCTTTCACAATCAGGGTTTGAACATTCAAATTTCATATCTATTTATTTTGAAGGATTGTCACTCTCGCATATTCCATTATTAGGACTGCGTCTGAAGTGTCTAGGGTTATTTTTTGAGATGGGAATAATTGTTGCGCTCTGGACTTTAATTTATTCTTCCACTGGCTTGTAGATGAATGTCCTTTGACGCCGAATTGGTAGTGTTTTTGCCATTTTTGTGGGGTAACTTCCACGGTAGGAATTTTGCGTGACATAAGAGCCATTTCAATATGTCCGAAGTTTTGACCGAAGTTGAACATCTGCATTCCACCCATTCCTGGCATCCCGCCAACTCGTTCCAAAAAACAAACTGAATTTTGACAATAAAGTTTAAAAAATAGGTATAAATCTTGCATCGTTTCAGGCATCTTAGCAACCTCAATAATGCTGTTTCGGGTCAATGAAAATATAGCAATTCCACCTGATTTGCCAGGATCTATTGCTATGATTTTATCATCATTAAAGTACTTAGCTCGGTCTTTGTTTTCCATTTTATTAGTTTTACTTACTTAAACTAATAACTTTGGTAACTCCGTGTAGTAACTGTTTCCGTCAACTTTTTTTACATACAGAGCGTTCTCATTATTGAAACCTTCAGAGACCGTCTGGGTTATCATCAAAATAGTAATTCCCATTTTTTCTAAGATTTTTATAATGTTCTCTTGACCCATAGAATCCACCCCAGGAAATACTTCATCGAGCAATAAAAGATTTAACCCAAGACCATTGGTCGAAAGGTTAATCAAATGTTGTATTCCTAAAATACCCGCTACTTGAACACGCCCGCGTTCACCGCCCGACTTGCCCTTAAATACTTGGGGAGTGATTCCGTCGTTTTGAACAAACACGTCTATCTTCTCCCGCACCGAGCCGTCCTTCAATATCTTGAACCCATTGATTAGAACCGACGTGTCAACCCCGAACTTCTTTAGGAAGCTATTTGTCATCCCCTCGATTATCTTTATGCTCTTGTTTGCTAAATAAGTAAGGAACCCTGATTTGCCCATATTGTACTGCCAAAAGCTTATCATCTCCAACTCATCGCTATATCCTGCGGCTTCCTTGGACTTTAATTTCAATTCAGCATTTATTTCGGACAGCTTTTCGTTTAGCAACTTCAACGCTTTATTGTCTTTCTTTGAAGCTTTGAGCGCGTTAATCTTTTGTTGAATCTTATAAACTTCTTTCGCTTCGTAATCAATTTCCTCAGTATTTCGCTTGTTTTTTCGCTGGATGACACGTATTTCTTCAGTTATGTCGTCGGCTGTTTCTTGACGTTCTTGAATAGCTTTTTCTTTTTTAGTTATGGCAAGAAAGTCAGCCTCAATAGCAAGCTTCAATTTTTCTGTTAGCGCAAGAAGCTCTTTAGCTTCCGGAATTGTTAACTGGTATTCCGAATTGAGTATGAAATCTTTTTTGCAATGAGGGCAAGTTATTATTTCCTCAAGCTCGTTTTTGAGTGTACGAATTATTTTTACCGTATCGCTCAATTCTTTTACTTTGTCACTGCTTTCTTTTTTGAGCTTAGTTTTTTCTTCTATGCTTACCTTTTTAGTTTCAAAATCTTTTTGCTTCGACTTAACATCTTCATCAAGACGCCCGTTTTCTTCCATGCGTAAACGCATTGATTCTTGCTTAGTTTTTTTATCGGTTTCAAGTTCCTTTATATCTTCAGCAGTAGTGTCCTCTAATTCCAGCTCCGCTTTTTGCTCATCAATTAAATCCACCTTAGCAATAAGTTTATCCGTCTCTAAATTTACACCGTCTAGCAATGCTTTATATTCCTTGTTCCGTTTAACAAGTTCTTCAATTGCTGGGTTAATCATATCAGCTGATGTAATACGGTTCATGATTTCTTTTTTGTCTAAATCATTAGCCGTAAAAAATGAGAACTTTGAGTCTTGGTCTATTATGAAGTACCTCAACAAATCTTCTTTGGTTATCCCTAAAAGCTCAAATATTCGCTTGTTGGCTTCGTTGGTTGAAACCACCTTCTTGTTTATTTCGCCGTTTTCCCATAACGTCAACAATGTGGTTTTACCGCGTATAAATTTGCGATATATCCTCAATGTGGAGTTCAGGAATTTATTTTCCAATTCCAAGTCAACCTCACAGGTTTCAGATTCATAGTTTATGAACGCGTCTTTACCCAAGTTTCTCAAATCGTCCCCAGTCAAAGCAATGCCAATACCCTCGAACAATGTCGATTTTCCGGAGCCGTTATTTTCCATGGCTCGGTCCGTTTCATTGTGACCGAATATAACAGTGCAAACCCCATTACGAAATACATATGTACTGTCTCTGTGCGAAAATAAATTTCTTATTTCAATTTTGATAGGACTCCACATGATTATAAAGTTTTGATTAATTTCATGCCGTAAACTAATTGCTTACCGCTTATTGATTGTTGTTTGGAGAACGCTATGAAATCCTTCATAACGCTTTGTTTGTCATACAATAATACGCTTTCTGACTCAGACATTTCAATCGCTTCTGTTTCTTCTGTTGACTCAAATTTTATATCAATTCCAAGCTTGTGTATTTCGCTTGTATTAATATTAGCAAAATCAACCTTACTACCTTTAAACAAAAACCTGACGTGGTCATAATTTTCTCCGTCATATTTCTCCATAAGGTTTCGGGTTGACTCTTTGTCCTTGACTTCGATTACTTCTTTGATATACTTAGGGAACTTAGAAGGAACGAACTTAATTGAACCATCGCTATACAAGACGGTGAACCCCTTGTCAGTTATGTTTTCTCCGAAGTTATTTTGATATGCCGAACCCGTATAAATGACATTTTCAGAGAGCTTTGAAGCGTCATGGTAGTGGCCAATTAAAACCTTGTCAAACATTTTGAACATTGATGGTTTAATCGATGACTCTACTAGTGAACCGTCGTTGTTACGAACGCCGTCAAACCCTATATGAGTTATCAAAAAGTTTGTTTCTTCAACATCTATATTTAACGTTTCAAATTCTTCAAGCCATTTCTCTTCTCCGAAATACGGCACAAAATAAACGCATACCCCGCCTACCAATATGCCGTCGGCTCGGTCGTAAACTTTTGTTCCGCTGCGTCGGTATAAATCTAAATAGCTTTTTCGAGAATTTGGGTCTGTTTTATCGTGGTTTCCTGGTATAATGTGCATAGTTAACCCGTCTTCTTCTACCATGTCTATAATGTCTTGAAAATCGGTAAGAGTCGATAACGGTTGACCTGAACGGTTGGTAAAGTTATCTCCCCCATCGAAGATGTGCTTTACCCCGTATTGATGACAAACGTTAATAAGTTGCCCGATTATGTCTTTAACTAATTCACCATTATCCTTTGTCAAATGCAGGTCGGTTGCAAAAACTCCTATCGCTTTTTTCATATCAATTATTTTTTCTCAAAATCTTCTTCTATTTTAGCTTTCAACGCCAAAAGTTCTTTGTTCCTTGCTTTCCTTATTTGAGCGTGCAGTACTGGAATCATTTTGTTGTTTGTGTCGTAAAGAGCAAACAATTCGCGAACCGAAGTCCACTTCATTTTATCTCCTAAATAAGTAATTTTTTTAGCGCCTTCTTTTTTCAATATACCGTTGTCCAATGCGAACTCAATGTCTTCTTCTGAAAGAATTATACCATAACCGAGCAATATTCTTATGGCAGTTTCTTGCCTGCTGCCAAAATCATTTTTGACTACTTTCACATAAGTAACTTGAGCTACTTCTGTATCGTCAATTTTCTCGTGCTTCCCTATTGTAGTGCTTAAACGTAATGTTGATAAAAGTTCAACCCATTCGCCGCCCGTACTTTTTTTCTTAGAATGTTGTCCAAACCCAGCGATAGTGTCGTATTGATGGTTTAACATAACAAAATGAATTGTCCTAGTGTACATTTCACCCATCAAAAATTTAGCAAACATTTTCGCTGGTTTAGCAAACGCCCCTATCTTTTCGTGCTTCATTTCAGTTATATCGTCGCCCTTAATAAATTTCTTTGATAAAGTGTCGGTATTTTCTTCCATAGTGTCTAACTCAGATTTACTCAATGTAGCTCCTAAACTGTCCCACAGAAAGTAAAACTTTGGTTCTCCCATTTTATATTCTTTGAATAACGCATCAACATCATCCAATAATTTCTTAACCATCATAAACATTTTTTCAACATACCGTATCTTCATAACGATAATCTTGCTCGGGTTAATTCCAAGCTGAACTGCGTATTCTTTACTATCTCGGTTTTCACTTGATAATATAACAGCAACCCCAAGCTCAGGATTTTCTTTTAAAAAATGTTTCATACCTGTCAAACCAAGTGTGGTCTTTCCAGAACGACTCGGTCCGGCAATTTCGATTATACCTGTGGGGAATCCCATTATCCTTAGATTATAGTCCAGCTCTGAACTACCAGTGTGAGCCCAACTCTTCATCTCCTTGAAGCCATCTTTATCAGATAGCTTAATAACGTCTTCGTTATTAAATCTTTTGATTATATCGTCTGTTATGTTAGCCATATATTTTTTTATAAAAAAGGGTTGCTATTTCTAACAACCCTCAATTTTTAGAATGTTACAAATTATTTGCTTTTTGCCAATTTGTCTTGAATATCCTTCAAAGACATTTTTGCTTTTGGCTTAACTTCTTCTGGTTCTTCAACATCAGGTTCCGGAGCGTCGCCCTCACCGCCAATTGCTTCACGGATAGCTTCACGAATTTCTTCGTCCACCATAGATTTCTTAACCCGAACATCTAAATCGTTTTCGGCGATATATTCTTTCAGAGTTTCTCTGTCCATGTCATCAAACTCATCGTTAGTTGTTTCAGGTGCGTTATCAGAGGCAGTGGCAATAATAGCTTCGCGGATGAGCTCGCGAATTTCATCGTCCTCAAAGGATTTTTTTACCCGAACATCAAGTTCGTTTTCGGCAATATATTCCTTCAATTCTTCCCTATCCATGTCATCAAATTCGTCACCCGCTTTTTTCTTAACAGATTTTTTCACAGGAGCTTCTTCTTCTTCGTCATCAACAACTTTCTTTTTAGCGGCAGGTTTTGCAGTTTCCTTTTCAACCGTTTTCTTTACCAATTTTTTTGCAGGAGCTTTGTCTTCTTCGGCTTCTTCAACTGCGTCGTATTGAGAACGAATTTCTTCAAGTTTTTCAATCCAAGCTTCATTTTCAAATAAGCCAATTTCGTTTGTTTCATCGAAATTTTGAAGACCTTCTACAGCACGGTCAAAATCACGCATATTGTATTTTCCGATAATTTCATCCAATGGTTTTAAAGCCATAAATGCTTCCAACACTTCGTCGGTCAACGGATACGCAATATTCTTTTTAGGGAACGAAGTTTCGTAATAGTTTTCCCCCTTTTTTCGGTTTGGACTTTTCAAATACTTAACCAAAATTGGTAGACCTTCGTCTGGGTCTGTGAATGGGTCGATTTCAATAGCATCATCGTCTTCTTCAGAAAACGCCAATTTGTTCATTGCATCACGTACCATTTTCTTAAATTCCCATAGCATAGGATGTAATTCTTCGTCGGACGATACTTTTGAAGCATAAGCCATCCAACTGTAAGTAGGCTTCAAAGAATCTTTATCTCCAGAGATTGCGTCAAGCTTATCGCTATCTTTAGCGCAAAATTTAGTTGCCATTTTTGAATATTCTTCAACAACATCCATTTTTGTTCCGCCGTGCAATCTTGAATCGTTAATAGCGCCGCGCCCCATATCGCCATCTCTCTTAGCGAAGCTCAGCCAGTAACATTTTTTAGCTACGTAAAAATTTTCCTTGCCAGGATGTGGTGGAAATATACGTATTTTTACAGACTTGCCATCTTCAAGATTCAAATACTCGTTATTGCTTGCGCCAATAAGAGTGTTGTCATCTTCGACATGCTTCTTCAATTTTTTAATAGGAGTAGCTTTGAATTGGCTACGAAAATCTTTTTCCATCTTTTGTTTGTTTTAATTAACCGATTAATTTCTTAGTTTTCTTAATAGTAATGTTATTAACTTTGCCCTGAATCATATCATCAGTAATGTCCCCCGTTTGCATACTCATAGACAATTTATCAAGCTTGCCCGATTTGTCTTTAGAGCTCCAAAATACGCTTTGGATATAGTCGCGATTCTTTTGAGTTTCGATAAAAGATTTCTTCATTGCTTGAAAACCTTTATCTAACATTATGGCTGAATTTAATTCGTCCACCGTCGCCGCCTTACCTCCTTTTTGATTGGTTATCTCAACCCTAAGACGTTCTTTCACTTTAGCTTCAAATATGTCCACGTTCAGTTTCTTTTCTGAAACTTGTGCTTCCATGTCAGCCAACAATTTACCAAACCGATTAACAATGACTGGGAACGTGATTATTTCGCCAATCAAATTTGAATAATCAATTTTCAACAAAGAATCAATATCGACTTCTTCATTAAACTCGTCGAATACCAATTTATAATCAGTACCTCCAACAGTTATTAATTTAATCATCGTTGCTTGTTTTTAATATCGGTTTATCTTCCACAATATCAGATTTAAGGATATGCAACCCGATAACCGCGTATCCCATTATATCTTTAAGAGTGTCTTCCAGACTTTCAAAATTAGCGGGGATTCCCCTCATTTGTTTTTCCACCAAACTCCTGTACCTTCGAGCCTTGTCCCAAATATGTACCATATTCCCATTAACTCCTAAATCAAACGAAGCCCCACCGTAATCTAAATTCTTTTTTACGAGAATAACCGTAACCGCCGCGAATATTTCTTCGATAGTTTCCTTTGTCATTCTTTCTTTTTCTTCCTTGCCCATTCTTTATAAATTTTTTATGTTTAAAATTCCATTATTTTTTCAAAGTTCAACATTTCAGCGGGAAATTTACTCGCCAATACTTCAATCAATTCAGCTTTAGCTTCAAATTGACTGTTGTGAACATATTCAATCCTATTTAAGAAGTCATCATTCCCCAATGCTATTTCACGAACTACGTAAAATTCGACTGCAAGCCAGTCGCACCACTTTACAAACTTTTTTACACCACACACTGGATTTTGTATATAATCTTTCAACATTTTCGAAGCTGAAGTTATTTCCGGAAATTCAGATACATCCCCAATATGTTTTTTCTCGGTGAAATGTTTGTTTGCTAAATGCCCCGACAGCCTATCGAGTTCAGACCTTAATGCGTTGCCGTTAAAATCGTTGTACTTTGTTTCGTGCGATATATCCCTACGTAATAAACACTCATCCCAATCGTGTAAAGCTGACTGTCGAATAACATCTAATTTGTACTTCAATACTTCAACATTATCGGAATTACCAAATATATCTTCCAGCGCGATAGTGGCAAAAACTAAAACTTTGTAAGAATGTTGAGAAACGCTTTCGTGCTTGATTACGTCAACTTCTTGCCATTGGATTATATTATCCAACCTCTTTAAATAATCCCCTTCGAAAATTCTTTTTAGCATGATTTATGATATTATATATATTTTTGTTTTGTCCCAAGAAAATACCCCTTTTTGACCTCGGTATGTATCCATCTTAACTCTACCGTTGATTACTATAACCTTGCCGTTCAGATCAGATACTTCTTCCGACATATCAGCCCATGTATCTGGCCATACCGTAACCCCTATCATAAAGTTGTTACTTTCTAAATTTATTGAAAGCATATTCCCGTTTTTAGTTTTACGCTCGTTAACCGCTATAACCTTGCCTGCTACAGCAACTTCGCTGCCCTCCTTCGCTTTATTGAACTCATCGCCCGCAATGTACAACCCCGCTATTCTTTTGCTTGGTATGGCGTCTTTAATCATTGTTTCATAATCTACATCTCCAAACCCTGTCAAACGCTTTTGCTCGAATACCCAAAATGTATTTTTATCGGCTTCTGGAGAATTATAGATATCAGGTAGTGGAACTCTTTTTAGATTAAAATACCAAACTAACAATATTTTCCTTTGCAACGGCATAGTAAAATCTTCAATTAAATCAAAAGCCCCCGCCAATATTAAATTAGTTATGACTCCTTTATTCACCTTACTCGGAACTCTACTGACAAATTCTTCCAAATCAAAGAATTTTCCCCCCTTGTTTCGTGTCTCCATTATGTTAGTAACAGCAACTTCCCCCACGCCTTTTATTTTTGTCAAACTAAAAAATATTCGTCTGTTTTTATGGTCACAAGTAAAGTTTTGATCCGAGAAGTTCACATCTGGCGGTCGTATTTCAATTTCTTCGCCAATCTTTTTTATTTCCGCTAATCTGAAAGGTATATCGACCTCACTTGCGTGTTGCAAAGAAGTTGTCCAAAATTCCAGCGGATAGTTTACTTTGAACCATTGACTCCAATATGACATTATTGAATAAGCGGCAGCGTGACTTCTATTGAAACCGTATCCAGAGAACTTGTCTAACTTTTCCCAAATTTCCCCTGCCTCAACTTCAGGGCACCCGCGAGATATAGCTCCGGCAATAAACTTTTCAGACATAGCAGCCATGGCTTTCTTGTCTTTCTTTTTCATTATGGTTCTCAATATATCGGCTTCGACTAATGACAATCCGCCTAAAACGTGAACCGCCTTCATAATTTGTTCTTGATAAATATATAACCCAGAAGTCCCTTCTGTTACCTCTTTTAATCCAAAATCGTAATGAGGTTTCTTTTTACCGTTTTTTATATCGGAATAATCTTGATGAGCGTTACTTTCCATTGGACCAGGACGAAATACAGCTGTCATTGCTATTAAATGCTCCAAGTTATCTGGTTTTACGCTCCGGCAATAACTCATCAGTCCTGTGGTACCGAATTGAAATACGTCCTCGTTCCATCCTCGCTTAAACATCTTAAAAACATTTTCATCGTCAAAAGGTATTTCGTTGGTATCAACCGTAATATTATAATTCGCTTTTATGAGCTTAATTATTTTTTGAAATTTGTCTAGTTGCGTTAACCCCAATATATCTTCTTTCAAAAATCCGGACTTGTCCATGTACTTACCTTCCCATTCAGATACTAATAATCCGTCAATCATCTTAACGGGAAGCCACTCAAATAAGTCTATATCTCTTCCATCCGAAGCTTGCTTCGGTACAATTACAACAGCCGACGGGTGAACGGACGAAGCTCGGCACTGAAATACGGCGAACTTAATCATGTGGACCAGTTCTGGATATGTCTGGACGAACTTAAACAATCGCTTTGATTTAGAAGCATATTCTATTAGGTCTCCCCAAGATTCTTGTTGCCAATCATCAATATCTTTAGTAAGCATATTCATGTCGTCGAAATTTAGACCCTTTATTTTGCCAAAATCTTTTATGCAAGTCTTTAGTTTCATCCTTGTGTACGTTCCAATAACACAAGTATATGAATGACCATATTTTTCTTTTATGTAATTTTTTACGCTATCTCTATATTCTGTAGGAAAATCCACATCAATATCGGGCATACTGTCAGCGCTTTTAGCGCGCTCGCCCGACACACGAGTTTCATTCAAGAAACGTTCAAACAATAAATCATATTTAATAGGGTCTACGTCGGTAATTCTCAGTAAAAAAGCAACCAAAGAACCGCACACTGAACCACGTCCCGAGCCAACCATTATGTCGTTTTCACGGCACCAATGACAAATGTCCCAGTGAATCATAAAATAGTCGCAAAGACCGTTTGGTACTATTACATTACATTCTGTCGCTAAGCGCTCCATATACAATTTCATTTCATCTTTGCTTAAATGCGATAGCCGAGTTTCGATGCCAACTTGCAACTGCTCAAAGAAAGAAGATTTAACATCAGATACTTCAAATAACGGCAATTTTCGTTCGCTTGTATTAATCTTCATTTCCACTGACTCGGACAATGAAACAGAGTTTTCTACGCCAGATACTATTACTTCTACTAAATCGTCAACATCTTCCAACCATTCCGAGTAAGACTCAACCGTATCTTGAAAACTTTTGTAAAATTGAGATTCGCTTTCTGCGTCGGCTCTGCCGTCTATTTTGTTCAGAGCTGACTTTAAACCGCCATTTTCTTTATCTAAATAGTAACTATCGTTTATCAATATGGGGTCTAAATATTTTCTGTATTTACAAATATACGTGTCTATATTGGACAAATGTTTTTTAAATAATGTAGAAGACGAATATTCAACCGTATCTATTTGGTAAAATAAAGAATCAAAAGACTTCTTATAAATGTTTATTAGATTGAAACAATGTTTCTTATCGTCTTTAAAGTAGTTGAATTCACTTTCTTTAGGTATTACCAAACATAACCCGTCCCCGTATGTATAAAGTAACGTATCAGGAATAAAACCGTTGTAGTCGACGTTTATAGCCTTATTAATCAAAAGTAAATTTTTCCAGCCAGCGTAATTTAACACAAACAATTTTAATTCAAAAGTTTCTTGTATGTCCGCTTCAATATCGTATCCTCTAGACACTGTGACGGTTTCTCCAAGAATACATTTTATTTTGTTCTTTTCACACGCAGTTTGAAATGACAACGCTCCCGCTAATGTATTTTTATCGCATATGCCTAAAAATTTATGTCCTAAGAATTTTGCTTTATCAGCCCAAAGTTGACACCCCCCGCTCCCGTTTAATATTTCATATTCCGAATGAACCCCCAAATGTGAGAACTCCATGACTGTCGGTTCAGAAGTTAACCCACGAAACTTAAAATCATTAAAGCTCGGTTTGAAAATTAATTCATTGTATTTGTTTTTACCTCTTGCTAAATTAGAATAATAAAACCTTCCTCCGAACTCAAAAAGTATGTTGTCTACTTCTTTATCATCTAATAAGTCATACTCTTCATCCGACAGAATAAAGCTGAAATCATCATCTATTATTTTCCCATCAAAAGATTTAAGGTAAAGATATTTACTCTCCCCCTCAATAGTAATAATGTCGGAACCATTATTATCTGATTCCGACACTACTAGTTTGTTTTCTTTAACCCAATTTAATAAACTTTCAGTCATTATAATTTACCTAAGTATTCGTGTGTGTAATTAGTTAACCTTGATGCAAAAAAGTTCTTAGCAAGCACTACAATGTCTAGAGTATCTGAATTTCCCCCCGCTATGTAACTGAAAGACTCGATTTGTTTTATCGCCCTTATCCTTAATGAATCTTTGTCAACCATACCGTCAGACATATTACTTTTGTATTGCAAATAAATTGCGCAAAGATTATACGCTAAATACAAATACTTAGAAAATTTCAATACTGATTGTAGCTCGGTTAATGAAGCAGTTTCGCCCGCTGCTAATTTAGTTAGATTATCTATAATCAAATTCAAATGTATGTCCACTTCCCTGAGTCGATTTCCAGGAACTTCGTGCTCAAAGTTGAAATCCATTTTTTGCGAATGAGACACTTCGTACAATTCAGGATGGGTAGATTCCTTAGCATGGTCTTCTTCAAATAACCTATCTTCAAAAGCATCTTTCATTTTTTCAGCCGTATCGTTCCATTCATAGATATGCAAACTTTGCGAATTATGAGTTTGAGTACCTAATTCAACGCCTATGCAATTTGCGAATAACTCGGTCAAAAAGCTGAATTGAAAAATGTTCGTTGGCAACCCCCAATGCAAATCATTGCTTCGATTTTGTATCGTTGTTATCAACTTGCCTTTTCTTACTTTCAACATCACCGTATCATTACAAGGAGTATCTTTTGTTTTTGCCCCTAAATCAAAATCTGGGTTCCAAATCTGTAATACAACTTGTCGACTATCTGAATTTTCATTCAATATCTTTACCGCATCGGCAATTTGGTCATGCCCTTGGGCCACATTCATATTTTCTTCCAAAAATGTATCTTCGGCTCTTACTCCCCAATGTCTTAATCTAAAACCGTATGGCGCATGAAATGTTTTGCCGTCGTCTGAAAAATCCGACATCTTTTTATTGAATAACGCTAAGAAGTGTACATCCTTCTTACCATTAAATATCCACATTGCTTCGGCAAGTAAAAAGAAAATGTTTATATCTCTACCGAATCCACCCACGCAGCGATTATACGGGTTTGTAAGCATCGTTTTGAAATCAAGAAGCTCTTTTGTTTTGCCAACTCGACTGTCTTGAATATCCAAATTATCTAACATCCATTTATTCAGTATCGGGTACACCGCTGAAAATTTAGTAGTTTTTGCTACCCCTAACTCGGGACTTAATACATTATCAATGTCTTTCATATTACACAATTTTATAATTTATACTTTATACTATTAGTAACGTTGGGGCATAAAAAAAGAGCGCTGTAAAGCGCTCTTCTCATTATATAAAGTCCAATTTACTTTATTCTTCTTCCTCAACTACAACCTTTTTTGTTTTTGATTTTGCTTCTGCTATTTTTGCTTTAGCGGCTGCAACCTTATCTACCACGGGAGCAGCTGTCTTGGCTACGGCAGGTTTTACGGTTTCTTTGGCAGATGCTTTTGCAGCAGGCGCTTCTGACTTCGCAGACTTTTTCAAATTTTCTTCCATTTTAGTTCTGTTTTCACCTAACTTTTTGTCAAGTTTATTTACAGATGTTTCGATGCTTGGAAGCAAAGCTGTCAATATTTCCGTAAGTTCGTCAATATCCAATGCTTTGATAAAAGGAACTCCAGACCAGCAAATTTCGTGGTCGATTCCGTTCTCGGTTAACCCGTCAACATGACCGTTGAATGTTGGTAAGTACAATGTTGCTACAAAAGTGTCATCTGCTTTTACTGAGCCATTTTCCAAAGACAATACGGCACGGTTTGAGTTTTTGCCTTTATATTTAACAGTAACTCCAGCGTTGCTAATCCAAGCGTACAAGTAATCTTCATCAGGGAATAACGCTTTCAAGAACTCAAAATGTACGCGGTCTTCTTCTACATCTTTAGGATTCAGTTTGGTTGCTTTGGCAGTTTTTACTACTTCTTCCTTTTTTGGGATAGATTTTGCAACTTCTTTAACCGCTGCTTTTGCGACTGGTTTTGTGGCTGCTTTCGCTACTGCCTTTTTTGCCGGAATTTCTTCTTCTTCTTCTTCAACAACTACTGTTTTTTTAGCAGGTGTTTTAGAAACAGGTTTCTTCGCTGGAATTTCTTCTTCAGCAGCAAGTTCTTCTAATTCTTCTTCTGTTTCTGTTTTAGGTTCTTCTGCGGCTGGATTCTCATCCAAGTCAACAAATGATTCAGCTAAGTCAATAAGAGTTTCAAGCTCTTCATCTTCCATACCTTCGATGCCATTTTTGATAAGAAAGGCGTTCACAACTGTTTTTGCTTCTTCTTCGCTTTTTTCTTTGAATCCCAATGCAGTCAATTTCTTGCTAGTGGGTGCGGTTAATTTTGTCATTTTGTTCGATTTTTTATTTGTTAAAACTATTTTGTTAAATACATTTTCAATCTTCGTGGCTATATGTTCTATATATTTCTCTTTCTCGGTGCAATTCAGAGCCGTACTTAGTAAGTAAAAACTCTTTGTGCATTTCTATTATTTCGTCTGGGGTGAATGGGTCGTCGTCGTTATACATTACTCCCTTTATTGGTTCACTATTATTATAAACTTTGGAGATAATTTTGTTGGTGCAACCTTTCAGATATAATGAGAATACAACTCTGTTCATTCCAGTCAATCCTTCCAATAAATTTATACCGTTTAAAATAAATTTGTTTTCTTCCGGAACTATGCAAGTATCAATGTCTGAACCAAAATCGTATTCTATATCGTCCATGCGAACTTTATAATTTTCACGGGCGATGTACTTCATAAAATCTTTGGATTTATTTGAACACGCGGCTTCTAAATAATACTTTAATGGTACTGGTTTTGCATAACCCTCAAGTTTGTATTTTCTCCAACGCTTCCCGTAAGATTTAATCGAGGTGAAAATTTTAATTTTAAATTCTTGTAATAAATCTTCGTATTGATACGACAGTTCAGAGTAGGAGTAAATTTTGTTGGCATATTTTTTAGCCAAATGTTCATATCTGTCGTAGAGCACTTCAGACATTTGTTTTTTGATTTCCATTTTAAATTTACGATTTAGTATTACAATTATGGTACAAAGATAATATATTTTAGGACTAGAACCTAATGTTTTTGTATTTATTTTTAAATTTAGCCAAAGATTTAACTAATTTTAAAAATATAACGCGAATCGTCAACTAAACATTATAATATTCGGCATATTTTGTCGCTGTCTAAAACGACTGAAGAACCCGTTTTCTTGCAGGTTAATTCGAAAGTATGATAATCGATTTGACTATGTAAAATCCAAACTGAACCTGAATAGGAAAATTCACTGCCTAACGAATAATAATTGACAAAGTCAAGCTCCGACATTCTAAATGTAGGATTCCCCATGTCATCAAATAATTCTTTATGGAATTTATCTCTCGTGAGTTTATCGTTAATAACGCTATTCAAGTTATTTCTTTCGGCAATATTATTAATCTTATCTGCTTTGAAAGCCATCACCTTTTGGTAATATTGCTTATCTTTTACATTATAATATATCTTCCTTTTAAAATCAGCAATCAAATATTCTTTTTGAACCACTTCAAAATATCCCGCTACTGATAAATTCCTCGATTTAACTTCGTCCATCACATTTTTACTTTTGAAATAATATTTTCACTAAACTCTCTTGGTCTGCGCAATCTTGTGAAAACTTCTAACGCTTCCTCGTCGCTGCATTCATCTATATCTTTCTTCAACGTAAATGTTATATTTGTAAAAAAGTTTTTTTCTAGTTCAAACCCATATTTTTTTATTTCTTTTAGCGCGTCAAAGTCATAAAGCAATATTACATTAATGATTCCTTTGCTTTTTAGTTTTTCAATTTGCCAAGGACTTATTTTTTTGCCAAATGTGCAACAACATTTAACAGTTGGACAATTATCAAGTTCTAAAACTCTGTCTACTGCCACCTTATCAAATCTTCCTTCGACTAATATAGCCGTTGCCGTAATGTCTTTTATTATTTCATCAAAGCCGTCTAATAATTTAGAAAAATCAGTTCCAGCGCTATTATTATATCTTAATCTGTCTTTTGGCACTTTTTTGTTTGCGTATCTACCGACGAACCCTCTTATTTTTAAATTGTCGTAAATGGGGAATAAAACATACCCCTTATATTTAGAAATAATATTTGCTTCTCCAAACTGGTATCTTATAAAATGTTTTTTGTTTAACCCTCGGCTAGACAAATAATCGCTTTTGTCAAAAACTTTCCATCCCGCTGGCATCTTAACAATAGGCAAATCTTCAAGAGTTATTTTTTCATCTTCTTCCACAAAACCAACTCCATTGATTGAATCTCTAAATTCTATTGTCGCTCCTTCTAATAAGTATGACTTGTTCAGGAAACGTAACAATTTATATATAGAACCTGATTCTCCGCACTTTTTACAGTCCCAGCGCTGTGTTACCTTCGATATATAAAAATGTTGGCTTTTACCGCAAAAAGGACAGTCACAAATGTACTGTCCTCTGGTGTTTAACTTACTATTTACAAGTAACACATTTAAATCTGAATCGTCTATTTTATTCATCCCAAGTGGCGTTCATGGTTTTCTTTCTGTCATAAAATCTCGAGAAAGCAAAATTGTTGTATATAAATATCGGGTCTCCATTTTGATAATCCCTCAACTTGTCGGTGTGGAGTCGCATTATTTCTTCTTTCATTTCGTCACGCGTTTGATTTATTGTAACGAAAATATCAAATGGGCGAATCTTGCCCTTGTCTTCTGATAAATTAGCGCGGGTGATTACAAATGCTGGGTCGTTTCGTTGTTCTTCAGGTATGGAATTACTTTGAGTTGCCGTGTGTACAACAGCATTAAATTCCATCGCTAATTGCTTCATGCCTTTTGCTAATTTAGCTTGACGGAAACGTTCTTCGCTCGGTGAGTAATTATGCCCGTCTCCAACTTCTACCAATTCTAAATAGTCAATAACTATTACATCAATCTTGCCGTGAGCCTTCTCCATTTCCTTCAACTCACGATGAATATCAACGAGCGTCTTTCCTCCCCAATTTTCTTCTGACGAAACAAATATATCAGACTTGCGTAATTTCTTAATTATCCTTTTGGAAATTTCCATGCGCTTGTCTGTAATATTCCCCATCTTTACGTCAGAATATAATGTACCAGTCCAAGCAGCATCGTACCTATTTAAGCATTGCTCCCTCGTGCCTTCAAGTTGAAAATGTGCTACTCTGTGACCATTACGCGCAGCGGCAACTCCAACGTGTACCAGACATTGAGATTTACCAGAGCCTGAATCTCCCAACCAAAGCACACATTCACCCGTTTCCGGACCTCCAAATTGTCCGCCTAACCTATAATCAAGTTCATCAATATTAGTCGGAACTTTAAAACGGAAATTATAATCTTCGGATTTACGCTTAGTTTGTCGTTCTTCAAAATCATTAAAAACGCTTTCAAACTTCGCATTTTGAATACTGAACTTAGATATATCGTCAGCGTACTTTATCAATAAATCATATGAGGCATCCTTTTCTCCTCTATTATAGGCTTCAACTATCTTATCATTAGCCTCAAGGAATTTCATTTGCTTGATGTAACGCTCAAAAGTTTCGACTATTAATTCAGCTTCATTTTCGTTGGTTGGCTCAAAATCTTTTATTTCTTTTATTTTGTCAAGAATGTCCTCGTCATCAATAAATTCTTGTTGCATTTGTCCGATAGTCGGAACCACCCCCGTTTTATCATAACGCTTGGTTATCCATTGCCACATTCTTTTTTCTGATTCTTCTTGCAGGTAGGAAAATTTCAGATACTGCTTAGCAATATCCATTATAGTACGTTTCTGAAGTGCAACAGCCAATAACTCCACAATAAAATTCTCAGCCAGTTTGTTATTCGCCATATCCTCTTTTTAAATATATTTTATTGTATTCTTGTTTCAATAATAATTTGCATTCATTTTTGTTAGAACACATCACACAAAAGGAACTTTTATGGAAGTACAACGTTGTAGTTGCTATGCACCATAAAAATCCTCGGTCGGTGTTTAAATGTAAAGCTTTTTGTTTTTCTTCCCTTTGAATTAGGGTAACGACTATTTCATTAATCTTAGAATTACGTTTAATAACGTTGATGTTATGTCGGATTTTTAGTCCAGCCCGCGTCATAAAAACATTCATTTCCATAGAGCACATATTCCAACGCTTTATCGCTGCTGCACCGAATATCCAACTAATTCGTACACGACGGGAGTAATCAATGTCAGAACCTTCATTAAACCAACTCTGCATGCCGTATTCTAAGAACTTCCTTATAAAGTCTTCGCCTATCGCGTCACCGAAATAATCCATGAAAGCATCAAAACTTTTTACGTCAGTGTCGTTGCACTTCAATGGGTGTTTTTTCTTAGTAATTTGCTCAAGCAACTCAATTAAAGTGTCTACCGCGTATCTGAATAATCTTTGTCTTTTCTTGTTCATTTATTTTCGAAACCATTTAGATATCCAGCGTTCAAGAGTGGGAAAACAATCGTCAACTGAAGTGTCTAAAATTCCGACTTCATCTTCCCCGATTGCATTTATATAAGCGTTTAACCTTGCTTCGGAATGTTCGCTAAAATACAAAGAATACACATCAAAAAAATCAATAATCAAACTTCTATCCTTTGAAGCGGTTGTTCCTAAAACACGCCCCTTCTTCTGAATAGTGTTGGCATCTTCAAGACCACCATCGACATTTATCAATACTTCAACCTCGCTTACCGTAACCCCCTTCTTGAATATCCCCGACGCCAATAAAAATCCTCCGCTTTCTTTCAAGAAGTTATTCTTTGCTTCTTCACGTTCTTCGCTTTTAGTGCCACCGTGTATGAACTTAATGCCGCTCGCTTTAGAAATATTTTTGCCATGGTCTATATTCTGAAATAAAATCAATGTTTTCAGGTTTAACCTTTTCAAAATGTCAATAACGTGAAACAACGTGTTATTGCGTATCACATTCTCAAATATTATCTTTTTGCGGTATTCATTATAATCTGTATTATCTTCCATCTCCGACCCGTAATCCACTTGATTGTGGTCCAATAAAAGCATAAACACCTTATAATCGCTCAATACCTTTCGGTCTCTTAAAGTGGATTCTTTAATGGTATACACAACTCCGCCAGACCAAGCTTGAAGTTTTAAATTTTGAATAAATGAATTGGTTCTGTACGGAGTAGCTGAAAGACAAAGTAAATAATCAATCTTATGGCATTTCTTATAAATAGATAATCTTGTGTCTGAGCAGTTGTCATGTATCTCGTCCACGCAAAGAAATTTCAAATACTTTAAATACTCCAACATCTTTTTCTTTTTTGCCTTATCTCGGCATCTAGGCGATACGGCTTGTTGGATAGTTTGTATCATGGCCACTGTAACCAAATAGTTTGTGTCGACCTTTCCTGAACGTATCTCTCCAATTTCTATGCCCCCATACGGTTCAAAAAATTCCTTTATATCTCCAACCGCTTGACTGAACAAAACATCGGTGTCAACCACAAATAAAAACTTGTCTGTTGGGTTATTTGCGTTGAATATACGTATTATTTCGGAAGCAATGAATGTTTTACCACCTCTTGTTGGAACTACAATTATACCGAAATGTTTTTCAAAGAATGCCTTAACAGCTTCGGATTGATGGTCATATTTCCCAAACATACGAGAATCAATAATTGTATCCGCTGGAAGTTCAAATTCATAATTGTATAAAACATACGTTATATCATTTTCGTTCAAATAAGCTTCCAATACGCTTAGCATACCAATCTTGAATGTATAAATACGCTTATCAAACATTTCGCTGTACTTCTTAGCGGCGTATGGGTCTGGGTTCTTAAACGATAGTGCTTTCCCCACATGCTTCAACCCAATCTTAGTAGATTTAGCAAAACTGAACTCAAAATTATTTATTCTCTCAATAGATACAACAGGTTGTTTCATTTCTTAATATTTTACAGGAGAAAGGATAAAGAAGAAGACCACCCCCTCTCCCCTCTTTGGGTTACTTTACAGTATGAAAGTCGTGAGTTGTTAATAGACCACCCCTTGTTCAGACCGAAACAGAGCTCACACGTTAGTCTTAAACTTTGAACGGAAAATGCCGATTTAAAAGCATTCTAAGCAATCTTGAAAGCTCTTTCATATAAGTAATTGAACCCATATAGAAAGTTTATTAACAAAAAGAGCGGGCATAAATAGCTCGCTCTTTAGATGCATTAAGTAATCAAGTTATACGAGGTTGGTGCCGTCCCAAATGTAACTTGCATTATTATAAATATAAATTGTTCCTTCAGATGGAGTTACACCTGAATCAAAAACATAATCTCCATCAGGTTGTATTATTGTGTGAATCTTACTGTCTGTCGTTGAAAAATATTTATCACCTAGAACCAACAAGCGAGGATCGGGCAAATCTCCATTTATTGATAAAAGTCTAACCGAAGGATTTGAATAACCTAAAAATGGCTGTGTTTCCCAACCTTGAAAAATTCTTGAATAAAATCCGTTATTTGAAAAGTTTGGATCTCCTTTTACCGAAACTATTTCTCCTAATGAAATGGATAACCCGTCAATTCCAATAGGTGCGGCAGAATCGGCATTCATTACAGATTTTAAGTTATAGGTCTTTCGTACATTCAAAACTCTTGTGTAATTGTTAGTTTGATTAACAACCGTAACGCTTGTCGCGAATACCTTTGATTCCCAATATTTAGTATTCCACATTAATATTACAATCGCTCCAGAAGTATCTGTAGTTGTTACAGTTATCTTTGATCCGTTGGCGTCATAAAAATTAGCAAATTCAACTGAACTTCCTTTGTCGACTCCGGATATATAACTAACACGTGAATTATCGGGTTGTATTGGAACCGTACTAGCTGTAGCGAAACCAGTCAAAGCTGATTGTGTGGCTAACTCTAATCCCCTTACATAATCCAGCAAACTCAATGCATAAGCTTGTTCACTTGCCGGAGTTATTTCAGTTCCAACCGCTCTTCCTAAAAGAGCAGATATTATCAAATCTTTAGTATCGTTATATCCCATGATTATTTTTTGTTTAAGAATAAGATTCTTGTTGGTAATCTTTATTAAAATTTTCAGTTTCAATCAAATCGTATTCTAAAACGAATTCAACTTCTTCGGAAGTGTTATTTATCGTTTTAGCCTTATATTCAGCAAACAAAGTTTCATCGGTTTTGTTGCTGCTTTTTTTAATTATACGTTGTATCCAAAGACCAATAGCGCTTCCTGACAAAAATGGCTCATCTTCGTTAGTTAAAGCAACAGTATTATCGGCTTTGTTTTGATACGTACCGTCAAACTGCAGTACTAACTCACCGTCTGTTATAAAAGAGCACACCTCGGGCACTGATACTACCGCTTCGTCAGTTCTTTCTATCCTAAGAGTATCATCGGTTAGACGCTTAACCGTATATTCGGTATCTTCAAGAGCCGAATCAATTGCGCTATATGTTCCGTATAATCCTTCAAAAGATACTTCGCACATTATATCAAATGGGTATAATACAAATGTTTCTCCAACAGCTGCTGGTTTTTCTATCTTTATATTTACCCCCGCTCTAAAAAATGAAGCTGAACAAAACTCGGCTTGGATAGGCTCTTGATATCTATTTGCTATTTTCTCCATGAATAAATCAGGTCCAACCGAAACGGCTGCCACTCTAAACTCGGCCAAGTTTGTATCGTCTCCAATAATTTTTAAAGTAACATTTTTTACAGGAAATTCAAACTTATTTATCAAACAAATTCCAACGACTTCTTTTTGTCTTTTCTCTAAAGTCAAAGAAGATATCAAATCAAATATCCCATTAACCGCGGCATTTGGAACTGGCGAAGAAGAAACAAATCCGCCCAAGCTTCTCATAGGATCATTTTGAAGAAAATCACCTCCTGATTTTACGAGTGAAGAGGATGAACCTGTTAAGTATATCATCATAATATTAAGAGTATTGACGAGTTGTTATTATCTTGTTTACAGATATATTAAAAGAAGAGTTGGATAATAATTCATTATCACTCAATAAGTTTTTAAAGTTAGCAACGCAAAATTTTTGCAGTATTGTTCTTACATCGCCAATTAATCTATACCGTAATGATATTTCGCTTTGTCCGTAATTTACTGGTATTAGAATACGATTGTAAATGTTATCAATATTCATTTTGAAATACATTGGACATATTTGATCTGAAACTAAGACCTCAACTTCAATCTCATTGAAATTTGGTATAATAACGAAATCGTTTTCCAAATCAGATATAAACGAATTATCCATATCCGGAACCGACAGATCTTTATTAGAATTTGAAGTTATTGCCGCTCTTTCCATATTGGATCGGTTTAACAAAGTCCAACCTGAAAACAAATTATCGGGGATGTCTCCTGTTCCTAAAAAGTTACAACTGCCTGTTATTCTGAAAGTATTGTTTGTTGAAAGCGGAAAGAAAGAAAAGGAAGAAATCTTATACCCATGTTCAATTGATATAGATAATTGTTGATCATGATATAAAGAAGTTGAAAGCAAACTTACTATCGGGTTAATGGTTGAATTTGAAGAAACAACTTTGTCAAATACGGATAACCATCTCAAATCATTTATTTCCAAAACTCCATTTTGGTATTCTGTTTTTGTTAGAAAGTATTGGTTTTCAGCTAATATAGGTTCAACTTCAGAAATTAATTCTATTATGTCGCATGAGTCATATTCGTATATCAAATCATCGTCATTCACTGGTTGTGCTCCTGGAGTAAAAGTGCCGACAACGCCGTAATTCAGATTATTTTCAGGAGCAAAAGATCCACTCAATATCGCTGAAGTGTCTGATATTACCTTCAAAACTTCATAATCGCTTACATTTAAGTTGGACGATAAACGCACTTTGTTGGGGAAATTATTTCCACCGCGAAGCACTTCAGTGAATTTTGTTCCAACGCCTGTCAAAGAGCCATTTGTTGTAACGCCGACCGAACCGACCTCAAAGTTTGTTGTTTTATATTGTGCAACGAACCAATGTTTGAACCCGTCTTCAGGTATGGTTACATCTAATGGATTTGATAACGTTATTACATTCAATTTGGAATCTATAGCTATACCAGGATTAAATGTTATGGAGTTCAGGCTTCCAGTTTTTTTAGAAGCTTTTAGATAAGTGTTTTTAGCGTCTTTTACTACGCCGAAAGATTTTACTATTGCTCCTATAATTTTCAAGTACCCTTCTTCTTTCATAAAACTTTGAAGCTTGTTTAATTCACAAACTTCAAGGAACAAATCAGGGCTTATTTTTATTCTTGACATATCTTCAAATCTTTCTTATTAATACTTGTTAAATGTATATTGTTATGTTGTTCAAATTATATGGCAACAGATATTTGTTTGCTAAATACGTTATTTGCTCATTGGTTTTGCCTTTATTGTTATTCTTAGCATATATGTAGAACAAATTATAAGATTGCACGAACCCATCGCTTTTAGCATTGGTGTCGCCGCCTTTAAGCGGAAGTATATTAGTACCTAAAACTAGCGGTCTAACTTTGTAATTCCATATAGAGACAGCACCTCCGTCATTACTTCGCATTTGTATAATAGGGTAAATAAATTTAACAAATTTGTTATTGAAATATAAATTATTACCAATATTAAGATTGTTAACGTAATTATCTTTGTTTTCACTCGAGTAACAATGAATGATACCCCTTACATTATACCAAACGTCATTTCTGAAATTAGTTAAAGGAGTTTCAAAAAACAAATCTGTTATAGCGTCACCGTTAGGAGTTATAAACGCATCCACTAATTTGTTTTTCAAATTATCAAATCCCTCAACTCCAAAAATTAATTTACTATCAGCGGAAGCATTTATCAATTTGAAGCTGAATGTGATCTCATAATCTATGGAGCTACTTGCTTTCATTAAATGATCTGAAGCATCGTCTGAATCTAAAGATCTTCCTATGCCGCAGCTTCCTGGGTTTGATGATAATAATAATACTTTTCTATCATCAACTGTTATTATGTTAGAATAACTAACTTCTGAAATAAAATAATTATTAAAATCTACAAAATCTTTTGTATTTTCTTTTGTTTTGTTTAAAGAATTAATTCCATTGACTCCTCGGTACATTGGAGAACTATTACCCACGCACCACCCCATTTTAGTTTTTGGAATTTTTGAATTCAACAGTTCATCATTTGGTTTTGAATTCAACAACCTTCTAAACTCTCCGTCAACTGGCATAACCTTTGAAACTCCATACGGTTCCCCGACGCCCTTAAAGATCAAAGAAGTTCCCCGTTTTCGTATTTCGTCGTATAAATGAGAAGACAAATATTGAAGATTTTCCAAATTAGCGTTAGACTCATCAATAAACAAATTATTTTGCCTAACATTTTCTTTCATCAATTCAAAATCAGTATTGAAATTTTCGAACCTTTTAGAAAATCGTATAATCAATGCAAAAAATTTAGCGACTGAATAAAACAAGGCGAGATAATCAGAGTCTTCCTCTTCGTCTCGATTATCTCCCCTTGTAATGTAGTTAGGTATTATTCCTCTAAAATATAACTTCTTCAAAAGATTAGAACTTATAACTTCTGTCAATGGATCATTGAGTATATCTTTAAATATACTGTAATTTGTTACATTAAACTCATCAACTTTAGGTACAGCCATGATTTTTATTTTTTTCTCTTCGGTTTATCTATTTTTGATTCAGTCTTGTTGGGTTCTTTTTTGGCCCAATTTTTTGCGTTAAAAAAGAATGATAATACCGCTGATTCATCAACACCAAATTCAATTGGGATAATGTGTTGTTTGTCACCAACTGTAATGGCTTGAACTAACTGCGTTTTGTCAATTACTTCAAGAACAATGTCACGATTTTCATGCATTGATTCATCATACACTAATCGCAATTTTTCATGCGCTTCTTTTTCCTCTTTTGAAAGCAAAGATAAAGCAAGTTTCAAATCGTAGTTTTCTTTCCCTTCGGCTAATTTAAAAGCTTTTTCTTCTAATTCAACTAGTTCGGGGTCTGTACATTTATCTATCAGTGATACCTCTCGAGATAATATCTCGAAATTTGATAAAAGACCCAGATTAAGATGAACATTCTTAATTTTGTTCGTCTTGCAATAATTGAGAAGGCTTTGTACATTTTGTTGTACGATTTTAATTTCTATTAGTTCCATTTTTCTTATTCAGCGATGATTGTACAATCGCTATACTCCGGTAATGTTAATAAATATGTTTCGCAATTTGTTTTTAAATCCCCAGAAGCAAAGTAAGTTTCAAACGGATTAATCTGTTCAGGGGTTGGCATAGGTGGGATAGTATAATTCATTCCTTGACCTACTGAATAGTATTTGTCTGGGAGAATCGTTCCTAATCCCGCATCTTTAACTTCCTTATTTAAGTAAGTTTTTACATTGAAATTTACCGTCTTATTCGTGAAGTCGATATTAGCGTTACTTACTTCAATGTAAGCTGCATCGGTGATGACTCCGTTCTTGAAGTCAATTGCTTTTTTGAGTGACATAATTTTTTTATTTATTAAATTAGTATTGCATTGTATAAACAAATCTGTAAAAGTCACCCCCTGTTAGCGATGGTAAGGACGGTGAGTTGTATGTAGTATTGAATGAAATGTTTTCATTAATTAAGTTTCCTGCTTCCAAGTATGAAGGCTCACTATTTATGTCTGTTGCATAGGTATTTGTAAAGGCAATCGAATTATCGCTATTTTTATAAACTGTTAATTTAATATTAACTAAGTTATAAGAATAAGTTAATACACCTGTTAGTTTTGCAGCCTGATAAACTTGCCCAGCATTTAAAACGGCTGTTCCAGTTTTACTTATTTTTTTAGAATCAACAGACTGTAAACCACTAAATGCAAATGAGTAAGTATTTACACCTGCTGCTGCAATTACTACATATTTCGTTGCAACATTTTCATCACAATTTAAAGAATACATCATTTGAGTAACTGAACTATTCCAAGCATTTATAATTGTACCTGTTATAAATGCTGTAATAACTACTGACCCCGAAGAAGTAACTAAATCACAGTCGCCAATTCCTACCACATTGCCACCTGCTACGATTGTAGTTGTTGCTGTTTTGAATTGCATTTGTGTACCTAAGTCTGTGGTTTTTTGAATACAGACACCTAAATATTTTACACCAAATAAATCAGTTAAAGATACATTATCACTTGCCACATTTGAATCAATAATCTTAACCTGTAGTCCGCCTTGCCCTGTTGTTATTGATACTGGTATTTGTAAAGAATAAGGCTGTATTGCCTGATGATTATATCCTCTAAAATCCCCCAGTCGGTAAGGGCTTGTAGCACCGCCAAAAGGCTTATTATAAATAAATGTTGAGAGTAATAAGCCATCTGAATTGCTATCTGTTGATGGTATTGTTAACCCATAATTCACAGATTGAATTTGAGCTAATGTAATACCTGTGATTGTAGGGTATGAAACAGGCTTATATTTAGCCCATTTGTTTACATTTTCACTGATACACAATAGCCCTATATTGTGACTTCCTAACCCAATTGCCTGACCTACTACAGTAGTACTAATATTTGTTGTTCCTATACTCATTTTATTTACTTTCTAATTTTTTTATTTTTTCTGTTAGTTCTTGAATTGATGCAATTAAATAAGGTATTAATTTAATATAATCAACACTTAAATATTCATCATTATAAATTGTATGAACCAGTTCAGGAAGTACTTCTTTTAATTCCTGTGCTATTAAACCAACATCTTTTTTATCTGTTTTATTTGAATTTAATTCTTTTGCTTTATCATTCCAATTATAACTAACTGGATTTAATAGATTGATAATATCTAATGAATTACCTATTGATTTAATATTAGTTTTTAATCTTTTATCTGATGCAGAATGAGCATTAATTTCACCTGTTGCTGTAATATTTCCAGTTACTTGTAATCTTGCACCGTTGTCACTTGTTGAACCAATCATTAAATTACCACTTTTCAACAACATTCTTGATGAATTATTTTCAGCAAAATACATTGCATCTCCCGAATTACAATTAAATTCAACAATACCAAACCCACCCAAAAAAGACATATTTGATAATGAGGGTGTTGGTTGATTAAACCATATACCGCCATAAATATCCATTGTACCTATTTTTGCACTTGTTGCACCTACTGAACCTACACCATTTATTTTTATTAAATTAGTATCTACCAAACTATTAAATGCAACACTACCATTTACAGTTAAATTATTAGCATTCCAATCAACTGATGATAGATTTGAATTTCCATCATGCCAAATTCTTTTAACTGTACCAAATGAGGCTGTACCCTCTCTTAAATACCATTCACCCTGTGCTCCTGTTGTACTTCCACCTATTAATTGCCAACTGTTATAAGAACCAGCATCCCATCCAGCAACATTAATACCTGAACGCCAATCAGCACTAAGACCAGCAATGGAATTATTAAAAAATGTTGATATTGCATGACCTGCATAATATGTTGGTTGTCTATCTTCTCCCCTTGTATCAGTTACTGTCAATATATTTGCACTATTAGAACCAGTTGCATAATTTACATTTAATCCACTTGCTGTACCTGTTAATCCTGCACCACTTCCATTAAATGACGTTGCTGTTACTCCACCATTAAACAACCCACTTCCATTCACCGCCAACTTATTATTAGTTATTTCAGCTCCTGTGGAATATCCTATACCGACGTTGCCATCGTCTCTAAATAATATACTATTTGCTGCTGTATTTCCTGATTGAAAAGTCAAACCAAGAT